ATATCCCCGGCAAGAAGTTTGTCGAGATGGGGTTGGGGCTTAAACGTAACGAGGGTAAGTACACTCCCTGTAATTTTACGAGTAAAGATTTTTGGTACAGGGGTATCGCTGACTTGGTTATCATTGATGATGAGCTTGCGTGGTTAGTTGACTATAAGACTAGCAAGAACGCGAAGTATGCAGACACTAATCAACTTGACCTACTGGCTGGAGCATTATTCATACACTTCCCTAGAGTACGTGAAGTACGTGCAGCACTGGCATTTGTAGTAAGTGGGGAGTTTATCAGTAAGAACTACTACTTTGAAAACACACAAAAATATATAGAAACAATGCAGCCTGAACTAAATAGGTTAGAGACTGCAATGGCTACGGAAGTATGGAACCCTATATCTGGACCGCTTTGTAAATTTTGCCCTGTCAAAACCTGTGCACATAACCGAGGTTAAAAATGCCATATAAGAACAAAGAAGATCGTAAGTACAAGCAAGCCGCTGAGTATGAGGCAAGCCCTGAGCAAGTTAAGAATCGAGGTGAGCGTAACAAGGCAAGAGCGACACTTATGAAAACGGGTAAGGTTAGTAAAGGTGATGGCAAAGATGTTGATCATGTTAAGCCACTAAGTAAAGGCGGTACGAGCGCAGCTACTAACCTAAAGGTAAAAACTAAAAGTGCCAACCGTTCTTTTAGTCGTAATGCGGATCACACAGTTAAGAAAAACGAATCACAGAAATGAAAGACTACAATTGGCCCGGACAGTTTGCACCTTTTGCCCACCAAAAGATAACATCAATATTTTTAGCTGAACGACCAAGAGCATTTTGTTTCAACGAGGCAGGTACAGGTAAGACCGCATCAGTTATTTGGGCGGCAGATTATCTTATGGCTGCTAAGGCTATACGTAGGGTGTTAGTGGTGTGCCCACTATCTATTATGAAAGCAGCATGGCAACAGGATTTGTTTAAGTTTGCCTGCCACCGCACCTGTGACATCGCTTATGGCGACCGTAGAAAACGAGCAAAAGTAATTAGCGGGGATGCAGAATTCGTGATTATCAATTTTGATGGGCTAGCAATTGTCAAGGAAGAGGTAATTGCAGGAGGGTTTGACTTAATCGTAATTGATGAATCGGCGGCTTATAAAAATCCTGCAACCGCACGATGGAAAGTACTACGAGATATTACTAAGGTAGTTAAGGGGCTATGGATGTTAACTGGTACACCTGCTGCGCAATCTCCAGTAGACGCATATGGTCTGGCTAAATTAGTTAACCCTAAAAATACACCCTTGTTCTTCGGGCATTTCCGTGACCAAGTAATGATTAAGCTAGATATGTACCAGTGGATACCAAAAGCAAACGCCCAACAGATAGTACACAATATCTTGCAACCCGCTATACGTTTTGAAAAAGATCAGTGCCTAGACTTGCCAGAAGTAATATACGTAGAACGTGACGCACCACTTACCCCACAGCAAATGAAATACTATAAGTTGCTAAAAGACACGATGATGATACAAGCGGCGGGGGAAGAAATTAGTTCGGCAAATGCAGCGACTAGTCTCAATAAACTTCTACAGCTATCATGCGGTGCTATGTATACCGAGGACAAGGAAGTCATTGAGTTTGATGTATCAAATAGGCTACAGGTAATCTTAGAAGTAATTGAAGAAAGCTCGCACAAAGTGTTAATATTTGTACCCTTTACCCATACGATTGAACTACTAAGAGATTACCTTACTAAGCACAAAGTACCCTGCGAGGTTATCAATGGTGCAGTGCCTGTCCACAAACGTAGTGACATAGTGCAGGATTTTCAGACTACAGATCGAATCAAGGTGCTTATCATTCAGCCTCAAGCAGCTTCACACGGTCTTACTCTTACTGCTGCTAACACGGTTATATGGTATGCCCCTGTGATGTCAGTAGAAACGTACATACAAGCTAATGCGCGTATCAATAGACCGGGGCAAAAGAACGCAATGACTATCGTGCACATCAAAGGTAGTGAGGTAGAGACTAAGCTGTACACTATGCTCCGCAACAATATCGGTAACCATGAAAAAATTATTGACTTATATCGCAGAGAGATTGAAGAAACTACTTGACAAAGTACAATAGTAGTGTACAATAGATGTATAGTACCGCAGTAACCCCTCAACTAAGGAGCAGGAAGTGACTGAAGAAACCAAGGAAGGCAGTACCGGCAAGGCGTCAGTAGAGCAGCTTGCTAAGACATACATTAAAATTCGTGACGCTAAGCAGGAAACGTACCGAGCTTATATGGCGAAGTCGGCAGAGTACCAAGAGCAGTTGGATGTTATCTCAGCAGAGCTTTTGGATATGTGCAAGTCCTTAGATGTTACTAGTATGCGTACTGCGGAAGGTACAATTATTCGTAAGGTATCAACAAGGTATGCAACAAATGATTGGGATTCGTTGTATACGTTTATTAAAGAGCACAATGCGTTTGGTCTTTTGTCACAGACGTTGCATCAGAATAACACCAAGCAGTTTTTAGAAGAGCACCCTGACCTATTACCAGCGGGTATGTGGGCAGATAGTAAGTACACAATCGTAGTTAAACGGAGTTAAGAATGACACAAGGAACAGCACCAAGCATCAGTGATAAGGCTCAAGCAGCTATTGATGCACAGCAACGGGTATTCTCACAAGAGCTTGCCTTAGAGTTGCAGTTACGTAATGCAGCATTGCATGAAGCAGTTGAAGTAGCGGGGTATGTAGCTTTTGATGGCGAAACAACAGAGCAGTTTGTATCCAGAGTAACTACCACAGCAGCAGCATTTTTAGAATTCCTCAAAACAGGTGAGAGCAAATGAGCAACGTATCAATTTTCAGCCAAGATGTCCCCGACTTCCTCAAAGGCGGTGTTAACGAATTAACTAAGTCCCTCGCTGGTAACTCTACTGGTGGTGGTAAGCGTATCTCTATCCGTGGTAGCGTGTTTCGTAAGGTTGTAGATGGTAAGGAAGTTGCCAAGGTTACGGGTCGTGAACTGAATGTAATTATCGTTAACGCTTCTAAGTCTGTGTCTCGTGTTTTCTATGCTGGTAAATATGATCCAGACAATATTGTTCCACCTACTTGCGTATCCAATGATGGCGTAACTCCTGATACTACAGATGATGGTAAGCAAAGCTCGTCATGTAATTCATGTGAGCAGAACATCGCTGGTTCAGGTCAAGGTACTAGCCGTGCCTGTAAGTACTCCCGCCGTATTGCAGTAAACCTTGAGGGTGATACGTCTGGGGATGTGTATCAGATGCAGTTAGCAGCTACTTCAATCTTTGGTAAAGGTGAGGGTAACATCCACCCGTTTGAAAGCTATGTTAAGTACATCGCCGGTAACGGTCGTAATATTAACCAGATCATTACCCAGATTTCCCTTGATACCGATAGCGATACCCCTAAGATGTTGTTCTCACCTATCCGTCATTTGACAGCAGAAGAATGGGAAACAGCAGAGGAAGCAGGTAAATCTATTGAGGCTATCAACGCTATTACGATGACCGTTGCACAGACTGACGGGGTTAAGAAGCCTGCCCTGCCAGCACCTAAAGCAGCACCGAAGTTTGTACCTCAGGACGAACCAGACACAGAGGAAATTCCAGAGCCTGTTAAGCGTGTTAGCAAGAAGACTGAGCATGTGCCAGTACCCCCTAAGTCATTGGGCGATACGATTAGTGCTTGGGCTGATTCGGAATAGTATGAGTTACGGATATAGCTCACGGCTTATCGAGGCAAATAAGCAAGCTGACAAAAGACATTTAGGTGTTCTTCTTGGAAGCCGCTGTATCAAAGCAGATATACCTGTTAGTGTTATAGCTTTGCATCTTGGGGTTAGTAGAATGACGGTGTACAACTGGTTTATTGGTTTGCACACCCCCCAAGCTGCATGTATAGCTGCTATTGATACGTTTCTCGAAACGCTTAAGTAAATTGAGTTAGGTCTAGGGGGAGTTTATCTCCCCTGCCTACTCGTCTCTGGAATAAATAGATGACCACATTTGATCTTTTAGATACGGTACTTCCCCCTCATGGGTGGTTTGCTGTATTAGGTATCAAGGGTAAGTCTATCAAACAGGAGCTAGTGCAAACAAGGGAAGAAGTTGATGAGGTGGTTCAGCGATTTGTAGAGTCTAAGCGCAATGTATTTTTTGGTTGTGCTAAGTACGAAACAGGTGACAGCCGCAAGAAAGACAACGTACTAAGCGTCAAGTCCTTCTGGTTAGATATTGATTGCGGGGAAGACAAGAAGGAGATTAACCCTGTAACGAATCGCCCCTTTGGTTATGTTGACCAGAGTACGGGTATGCAAGAGCTACGTAGGTTCTGTGAATTGATAGGGTTGCCAAAACCAGTTGTTGTCGATTCAGGGCGTGGGCTACATGTGTACTGGGTACTAACAGAAGCAGTGACACGCAAGGAGTGGGAGCCAGTAGCTGCACGACTAAATGAGCTATGTATCACACACAAGTTCTATGTTGATTCCAATGTTTTTGATGCTACTCGTGTTCTTAGAGTACCCAGTACATTTAACTTTAAACAAGACCCCCCACTACCAGTATCTATTCTGATTAAGGGAGGTAAGGAGATTGCATTACCAGCACTACGTACGTTATTAGGGGTCAAGGAACTATCAGTATTTTCTACTCCTGCGCCTAGTTTTGTACCGAACGAAGTCACACTAGCTATCATGGGTAATACTGTTCAGAAGTTTAAGAACATAATGATACGGGGGGAGGATGGCTGTAAGCAGTTGAATTACGTATATGAGAATCAGGAAATAGTACCAGAACCTTTGTGGTGGTCTGCGTTAACGGTGGCTAATACGTGCACTGATCGCATATCAGCAATACACAAGATGTCTGAGAAGCACCCTGATTACGATCCCACAGCTACAGAACGTAAAGCAGGGCAAGGTGGTTCAGGGGCCGGTCCTCATCGGTGCGTTACCTTTGAAAAGACTAATCCCGGTGGATGCGATGGGTGCAAGTGGAAGGGTAAGATTGTAGGCCCAATTGCACTTAGCAAAGAAGTAGTAGTAGCGGAAGAAGTAGTTATTGACGGGGAAATATTTGTTGAGTGTAGAGATGAGGAGCTAGATAATGAGTTAGATACTAGGCATTTAATACCTCAATGCCCATTCCCCTTTCAACGCCCTGCTAATGGGGGTATTTATTTAGCTGCTGGTAAAGATGACGCAGAGCCAGTATGTGTATATGAGCACGATCTGTATGTAGTGAAATGTATGAAAGACCCAGAGTCAGGGCATGTTGCGCTACTTAGATTACACCTACCGATGGACGGTATCGTAGAGTTTGTAGTGCCACAGGCAGTGATTGCGGTAAAAGAAGAACTACGCAAGGTACTAGCTAAAAACGGTGTTGCAGGTACTGCAGCTCAAATGAACCATTTAGCCTCGTTCGTGTTGTTATCGGTCAAGGCATTACAGTATAAAAGGAAGGCAGAAACCATGAGAACTCAGTTTGGTTGGGTAGAAGGGGACACCAAGTTTATTATCGGTGATCGTGAAATTAGTAAAGATGGTATCTACGGCAGTCCGCCATCCACAGCAACTAAGGCGATTGTTCCGCATTTACAACCCAAGGGTACATTGGAAGGTTGGAAAGAAGTATTTAATCTTTATGCTAGGAAAGGTCTTGAGCCTAATGCGTTCGCTGCGCTTACTGCGTTCGGTGCACCACTATTTAAATTCTCAGGACAGAAGGGTTCGATTATCAACATCATCTTTAAGCATGGTGGTTCGGGTAAGTCAACTGCACTCTTTATGTGTAATAGCGTATATGGTCATCCTACAGCCCTAGGCTCAATCTGGAAGGATACTAACAACGCTAAGATGCAACGTCTGGGGGTAATGAACAACTTACCTTATACCGTGGACGAGATTACAAATATCTCTGCCGATGACTTCTCCGACCTTGCCTATGGTATGTCACAAGGGCGTGGTAAAGATCGCATGAAAGGCGCATCAAACGAGCTGCGGGATAACTCAACTACGTGGGCAACGATGTCTCTTGCGTCTGCTAATGCCAGCTTTTATGAAAAACTCGCTGGTGCTAAGGCAGGTGCCAATGCTGAGATGTTACGCCTATTTGAATATGAAATTGCACCCTCTAACGTAATACCCGTTGCAGAAGCTAAGCAGAAGTTTGACCATGATCTTCTTGAGAACTACGGTCATGCAGGGGATATTTATATGCAGTACATCGTTAACAACAAAGATCAATGCTTAGAAGACTTTATAAAAGTCCAGAGCAAGATTGATGGCAGGCTTAGACTTACTGCACCAGAACGGTTTTGGTCTGCCACTGCTGCTGCTAACCTCACTGGTGGACTGATTGCTAGAAGACTTGGGCTAATCAACTTTGATATGGCGGCGATCTATGATTGGGTATGCGATACGATCTTAGCTATGCGTGAGGAAATTAAACCCCCCGTAGATGATTCAGCAGGGTCACTTGGGGATTTTATCAACCGCCATATGCAGAACATTCTTGTTGTTGACGCTAACATTGACAACCGTTCATCCAAGGCCGCATTGCCTACACTAGAACCACGAGGGCAGTTACTTATACGCTATGAGCCTGACACCAAGCATATGTTTATTGTGACAAGGGAGTTTAGGTCTGACTGTGTTGAACGCCAGATTAACTATAAGAGCATACTAGCAGAGCTTAAGTTGAAGGGCTTCTACAAGGAAAGTGTCAACAAGCGCATGTCAAAGGGCATGAAGATTTCTTCCCCCGCAGTTAGTACCCTTATGTTTGACTGTACCAATAAGAGCTTTCTAAATATGGATGGTTTGATTAGCTCAGAGCTTGAAAATGCAAGTAGAGACGATTAACTACTGCATAAATTGGTTAAATTTTAAACGGGGATACTCTTTCTTTATCCCATGTATTGCCTGTACAACTGCTAAGACAACTGTAAACGAAGCTGCTAGGAAGTTAAAATATCGCATACTCACCAAGGTGGTTATAGTAGAAGGGGTTAGAGGTATTCGTGTGTGGCGGCTTTGATGTATACTAGGTACTCCTTGGGGTCCCAAACCCTTTTCCCCCACCTAAGCAGTGGGGGTTTTTTATTCCTGTGTAGGGGATGAAGCACGATAAAGTTTTATTACGTATGGCAGTAAGTTTTTCCGTATCTGCTGACCACGTAGGGTTAACCCTTTGCTCTTAATAGCACTGTCAATAGATGCGTTAATAGTATCCATATCAATAGCTATACCTTTTGCAAAACCATAAAGACTGTTATGTTGTCTAAGCTGGTTAATAACCCCCTGCCGATCTTTTTCACTGCTTTCACCGCTAAGAAAAGTATCGTCCAAGCGGGTTAATATTTTTTTCCTAGCGTTACTAGCTTCCATAGTTTCTTGCATAGTCTTGTAAGTCTGTTCTTGAATACGCGCAGCTCTTGAACTAGGGAAACCCGCTGCTTGTGCCACAATATTACCTATACTTATCTCATCTTTTTTAAGGATACTTGCACCACGCTTATTAGTCACACCCTCTTCAGCTACCCGCACTGCAGTAATAGGAGACTTAAAAAATGCTGGCAAGAGCTTTTCCAAGCCTTTTAAAATCTTACCGTCATTAAAGTCATCTATAGAGCTACCAACATTAAGAATCGTGGATACACCGGGACCTAAATTATCAACAAGGGTGTTAGTTAGCGTTTCTTTAGTATCCTTACCCGTTCTTATTCCCCTGAACCACATGTTATCAAAGGTAGTACGTGAGCCGATATTCATGTCAGTCAACTCAGAGATAGCACCCTTCTCAAGAATCTTACCTAGATCATGGGGTCTACCATCAAGCCCTGTTATTTTAATATTTCCAAACATCGTCGGTAAGAATTCATACCGGAACCGCATATCTGAATTTCTAGCGGAGAGTAAGTTATTTGTTCGTCGGCGTTTCTTTTCTTCTTCATCTCCAAAAGCATCCATAGCTAAATCAATGGCAGCAGTGACGGTACTGTACAGGGGCATACCTACAAGACCATGAAACATAGCACCCATCGTAAGCGTACCTGCTAACTGGTGCATAGCATCAAGACCTTCCTTACGCTGCCCTTTATATAAGACTTTGTGCATATTATAGGCATTGCGGATAAAGTAAGAAGTCATGTTTACTGCGTATATCTTAAACTGCCCTAATGTTTTACCAAGCGCATTACGCATAAATTTAGGGCGGTTAAAGCTATCGTAACGTCCTAGGGTTTCTTGTGTTAAATCAACAGCTTTTTGGATAGAAGCATCGAAGTCTTTAGTCTTTGCGTACTCTAGCTCAAACGTCATCATGGCAGCAGATTCACGACTCAAGCGTTCCGCACCGTTAAACAAAGCAGACATTACGTTGGCTGTACCACGAGCCGCAGTGCCTATAGCACCTTTATGCGTATTGTCAGGGGTGCGGTTACGGTCAGTCAATACAGCCGTATTAGTATCAGTAGTTAGCCCACGAGAAACAAACTCTTTGAATGCCTTAGTAAGTAACGGGCTGTTCATTACGATAGGTAGGTTGCCAAGCGAAGGAGCATGATACGTCACATTACCCTGTGCGTCAGTACGAGTAACCCCCATAGACTTATGGAACATAAACTTGCTAAATGATTTCGCTGCTTTACCATACCCATACTGCACATTTAGCTTAGGCATTACCATAATGGGAATAGATGCTAACTGCACTGAAGCAGAAGCCGCCGAAGTAAGTAACCAGAGATACGCAATCTTGTTAAGCCCGGTTACAAGTGCACTTTGCGCTGGTGGATTTAGTTCTTCTTGTGAACGATCTTCCAGTTCTTTAATGAATAGTCCAAGCTTTGCACTTTCTGGGTTACCTGCAAGAGAATCTTTAGCCCGCTGTACTTCCCTATAGAGCACATTGCCATACTTAAGTTTAGAAGATTGGTTCGCAGCTCGCATCGCAGAGGTTGTAAAATTACGCAATATATCAGCACTGAAGCCTGTTACATCTTCTGCATGTATGAACTGTTTACGAAAGCTCTGTTCTGGCAAAGTCAGCAAATATGTCTGGTAGAGCTGATCCTTTAGCGCATCCTTGCTAAACCCCGGCGAAGCAGTAGCTGCGTCAATGTCTTTAAACATCTGGCTTAGCATCTGACTATCTTGTGCGCCAGCATTACGCATACTAGTTATATCGTCACCGCTGGTAAAGTCTTGCCCTGTACGCAGGTCATTTACACTTCTACCTAACTCTCTAGCCCTCTTAGCCTCAAACAAGTTACGGGCTATACCACTTTCAAACATGTAAAACTCTTTCCCAGTAGGCCCACCCTTGACGCTTAGCCAGTAGTTACCTTCCCGCATAAATGGAAAGTAGACCTTCATACCTTTTTCTTGCATCATACGGACATGAGCAAGTAGTTTTTGTTCGTCAGCAGGGGATAGCCCCATAGCCTTTATGTTCTGGTCAAGTAAATGCCGCACATGGTCATAGTTGTCTTTATAGTACTTCTCAGTCATACGGTACATGTCTTGCCCACCGGGGATCAGACCAAGTTCATCCCATGCTGCTTTGAGTTCCGGAGTAGTGGTAGTAGCAGGGTCTTCATTACGCAACCGAGCCAAGTGCATCGCATAGCCAAGAGTCTTCATACCCCCTTTGTTTTTACGTACCCATTTAGCTAGAGCATCTGCCTTCTTAGCCGAAGCCGCCATCATCTGAGTACGCATACCAGCCATCATCTGAGTGGCGTGATCTAACTCCTTAAGCCCCATGATCCTATTGCCAGCCCAGCGAATAATATCAATAGACTGCATACCCTTAAGACTATTAACGATGAAATTATTACCCATAGCAGGTAAGGCAGCGTTAAACAAATCCTTGTATATACCAAAGTCCCTGCTGGTAATCATATTACCGATAGACCCAACTATGGTATGTGCATCATTCGACTGTTTGATAGCCTCTATATCTTTAGCTACATTCCGTTTAGCAGCAGCGAGCGTAGCAATCTTACTAGGATCGACCTGCATTAAGCCTTCAGTTACAAGCATCAAGTCCTGTAACGCAGAAGTCTCGTTAGGTTGAATACCAAAAGCTGTGGCTAATGTACGTACAAAGCGGGTAAACAAAGAACTTAAGAATCCCGCACCGCCCTCACGACCTCGACCTTCCACACCCAACAGAAACTTCTGCACTTCTGGTTCTGTTAAGCCATACGTTACAAACTCTTTGGGGTCATTTAGAATATCTAGACCCCCAGCCTTACGGTGCTTAAATAAATCTTCTAGCTCAGAAGATAACTCTTGCCCGTTTAATTTAGCGTCTAAGTACGCAGCCCTAGTGTCTTCCATGATTGCATGAAGCTCTTGCATAGCAGCCGCTAGCTGTGGGGGTACTGGAAGGTTAGCCGCAATGAGCCTATCAAACTCCGCAATCTGCGTTATGGTCGCACCGTGTAATCCCTCGTGCAGCATAGTCTTGAAAGTCAACCCACCGCCACCCTCGAAGCTATCTCCACGCAAGATAAGATATTTTTTACCGTCAGATGTAGTAAAGAAGATACCGTTAGCAGTCTTAAAAGTATCCGAGAGCTTTTTGTTTCCTGATACGTAAATATTAGGTAAGTCAGATTCTTTTTCAGCAACGATATACGTTACATCCGACATAAAAGGAGCAAGACGTTTAGCTAAAGTTTTTTCAAATTTAGTACCAGTCTTAGCGATATGCTCCATTGCTTGTGTAGCAGTAGTAAATGTAGAGAGCATAGCCCCCTGCATTATTTCACGAGATTTATCCATTAACGAAGCTATGCCACTCGCCCTTACTTTAGAACGCGAAGAAAGTTTTTCTGACTTAGCAACTACTGTACCAGTAGCTTTAGCAGCTTTTGGTTGCCTAACCATAGCACCATCACTATCTTGTACAAAACCATTACGTTCATACCACGATACTAGATTATCCTTTGAGCCTTCAATAGCACCCGATGCTATCAGCACCATAGTTTTATTATTTGTATCCGCCCAGTTTGTAATACCTTTTAACAGATCAGACGCACGACCCTTTTGCCCCCCTGCTTGACGGTCAATACCCGTCAACATTACTGCACCTACACGATCTGGGTGATCATCAGCAATACTATCTTCTTCGTCTATAGTGCGTAAACCAGCTAATACCGACTCATTAAATGCAATGCCTCTTTTTTCTCCTTTTTCAAAGCTTATGTTAGTTGGTTTAGTATCTTTGCTTTTGACAGTTTTCTTAGCGGCTTTAGTTGCGGCTCTTTTTTCGGACTCTACTTTTTGATCGGCATATTGCTGTGCCATTGGGGTAGTTTTATTTTTAGTTTTTAGCTCAGTAAGCTTAATTTTAGCAGCAGCAACTTCAGTAGGGGATAAACTATTAAGCACTGCATCAGCTATTTCTTTAGCAGCGTCTACCTTTTTTTGAGAATGTTCTATCAACCCCATAATTGCGTTATTACGCTGACTCGCACTAGCTTCAGGATTACTAATAACTTTTGTATGGAAATTTGCATTAGCCGTAGCTAACCTATTGTTTGTATTCTGTTCTGCTTGAGTAGCTTTAGCAACAATTTTTTCTTCCGGAGTTTTTTCTTGTGTTACAGGCCCCCGCTTCTTTTTTAGCACAGGTTCTGGCACTACTTCAGGCGTTACAGCTTCCGGCACTACCTCTGGCATTACAGCTTCAGGTGTTACTTCAGGCGTTACTTCAGGCGTTACTTCAGGCGTTACTTCAGGCGTTACTTCAGGCATTACTTCAGGCGTTACAGCTTCCTGTTCAGCGGGGGCAACCTTTTCCGCTATTTTTAGCTCTTGCCTAGCGAGATTAAGTTCTGTCTGCGTTTCTTTCCTAGCTACTGCCCCTAACCCTTTAGCTTTGAGTTTAGTTTCTAATGCTGCTACTTTATTTACTAGCTCTTGTACTGGTGCTACTTCAGGCGTTACTTTAGGCGTTACAGCTTCTTGTACTGCGGGGGCTAGTGTATCTGGCTGTAGTCCTTCTCCCACATTACCTCGTCCAGCAAGTCCACTAACTCCAGCCAGTCCGCTAGTATCAGAAGCTGTAACGCCTAAAGTAACGCCTGAAGTAGCAC